AGTCACACCTCGACGGTATCCGTGTCGGCATCCCGAACCTGTCGGCCAGCCCGGTCGCCGGAGTACGCGCTGCTGTAGCCTTCATGCGGGACTTCGTGTCCGGTAGCTGGTACAGCCACCCGTATCCTGATGGTGCCAACTGGCAGCCCGCCACATGGAATGGTGCTACCAGCGCCACACTGCCCGCTCTGCTGCATCCTGAAGTACCGAGCGTCACCTACTCCGACCTGATGGGCCACCGCTCGCCAGCTCGCACCAGCGGGGCTGTCCGCCCGCTCGTGATGGTCCGCCTTCAGTACCCTGCCGGATCGGTCGTGACCGTCCCGTATCAGGAGTTCTACGGCTGGCGGACTGACGGCATCTGGCGTCCGATGCGCGTGAGCAAGCAGGCCGTGCTGGGTGTAGACGTGCCCGCGAACTTCACCAGCACCACGACTATCGACACTGGTGCGCCGATCCCGATCATCCGTTACCTGTCCCGCACCGCTGGCTACCAGTTCATGCACTGCGGCGACTCGACTGTGGAAGGGCTGGGCCACAACACCCGTGACTTCGGTGCTGTCCCGATGACTGCCGTAGCTCTGTCGTCTCCGTCCGCTCCGGTCGAGTACTACAACTGTGGCTTGCACGCACAGGGTCCGGTGACCTACGGTCGCATGATCCCGGCGTACATCGACTCGATCCGTCCTACCCATCTGTTCTACGCGCCGTACTCGATCAACGATACTCCGGTCGGTGGCATGAACAGCGGGAGCTTGCAACGCCTGTACCACGAGCTAGCCCGCGTCATGGAGGCTCAGCGTGCTACCAGTAAGCCATGCCACCTGATCCTGCTCGAAGGTCTGCCGTGCAACCCGAGCTTCCGTGACACAGGGGCTGGTGACGCACTCCGACTCGCCATGAACGCAGAGCTGCATGGCTACACTGGTGCTGTCGTGCCTGCTGGCTACGCTGCCGCTATCAGCGGTGCTGTCGATCCTGACGGCCAGACCCTGATCGCTGACGGCCTGACGAGCGATGGCGTACACCCGAACGAGGCAGGCTATGGCGAACTGGCCAGCGTGCTTATCCCTTACCTGACCGATCTATAAGGAGGACGTATGGCGTCCATTCTCGCTCCCGGCAACACCGCCGCAACGTCCACCGATGTAGTCCTTGCAGCAGGAGAGACAGCCACCCTCGGCGTCTACTCCGCTGCGGACGGTCAGCTGGCTGGCACTATGCGGTTCCTAGTCCTGATGGCTACTCCCGGTGCCGACAACGTGGTGGCCGATCTGACCAACCACAACCGGGCTGTCACCGTGGCTGGGCCGGGCACCTTCCGCGTGAAGCGGCTGGCCTCTGACGGCACCGCCTTCGGCGTATTCTCGGAGGTCTGATGATTACTGGCCAGCTGGTTAAGCCCGTCGCTGGCTCGATCTTGGAGGCTATCACCGTGCGTAAGCATCGTGTGGTAGCCAATCAGGTCGTCGAGCTTGTCGTCAATGGCACCTTTGACACCGGAGTGGATGGCTGGATAGCTGCTAACCTCGCATCCCTAACGTGGAATGCTGGCCGTGCGGTCATCAGCCACACCACCTCGGCCAACCCATATGCACGCCAATCGGTTACAGTCGTGATAGGTAAGACGTACCGCTTCCGCGCCAAGACCTTCGCCAATGGGCTGACCAACACAGTCCGCGTAGGTTCTTCACCCGGCAGCGGCGACGTATTTAACAGCCAGACTGTTACCGATCAGGCCGTCGATTTCACCTTCACCGCCGCAGCAACGCCGCTGTATATCTCGATCCTGAACTTCACTGCCGTGGGGTCCGGGTCTATCGAGTTCGACGATGTGAGTCTACAGGAGGTTTAATGCTTAGAGTAGTCCGTAAGATCGCTACTCCTGTGGTAGTCCGTGGCGCGATGCTCGTGTCTGGTATCGGTATCGCTACCATTACCGGGCACGAGGGTCTTGAGCGCGTAGGATACCTCGATTCTGTCGGGGTTCCTACCGTCTGCTACGGTCACACTCGTACTGCTAAGGTGGGTGTAGAGTTCACCCAAGAGCAGTGTGAGAAGCTACTACAGGAAGACCTAGCTGAGTTCTCTGCTACGGTCAACAAGTACATCACAGTCGGCCTGTCCCAACCACAGTTCGACTCCCTAGTGTCCTTCTGCTACAACGTAGGCTCTTATGCTTGTCGGACGAGTACCATGTTCCGCCTCATTAATGATGGCGATTACCTCGGTGGTGCAGCACAGTTTGATCGTTGGTATCGTGCCGGCGGTCGTGACTGCCGTATCCGGTCCAATAACTGCTATGGTGTCTGGACTCGTCGTCAGGCAGAGAAGCGGCTGTTCCTGTCGGGTACAAGCCAGTCGAATACACCCTTAATCCCTATCGTTGCCTCTGGAGGTAACCAATGAGCCGAGTATGGATCGCCATCCTCGTGCTTCTTCTGGCTCTCGCGGGCACGTCGCTGTGGCTTCACAGGAGCCTCGGAGACGCACGCGAGGAGCTGGGCGCTATGGTCGTACAGGCCGAGGCCCGAGAAGCTCGCCTAGCCGCGCTGGAGGCCCGCCTCGGTGCCCTCGGACGCGATATCCAAGCCATAAACCAAAGGAGCGCACAGAATGAGCGCCGTGTCCAAGAATCGCTGCGGCAGAATCCTGACTGGAGCCGCGAGCCTGTTCCTCCTGCTGTCGCTGACGGGCTGTGCGAGTTCGCCAGTTGCGCCGGTCGTGATCCTGCCGGTCAAATGTGAGCATCCCCGGATAGCCCCGTACAGCGCCGCTGGGCTGGTCGAGGCGGTGACCCTGTACCATCGGGCCATTGAGACGTGCAACGCGCTGAATGGGCACGCAGGAGGGCCAGAAGCGACCCAAAAATGATGAGCTTAGGCGCGGGAGGGACTCAGACTTAGACAAGCTCGCGCTCCCCCATGCGCCTGCGCACAGGCACGCACAGGCGCACGCACGCACACGCGGAGGCGCACGCACAGGCTCGCCAGCGCACGCGCATAATGCGCCCGTAGGTACGCACAGGCACACACGCGAACGCACGCACAGGACGCGCACAGGCGCACACACGCGCCCGTTTGTTTACCAGCGCAGGCAATGCGAGCAGGCGTCAGCAGCATCTGTCTTGTTTTGCTGCTCTGGTCTCTTTTGCTGCTCTGGTCTCTTTTGCTGCTCTGGTCTGCTCTGGTCTGCCGGGTGAATCAATTGACCCGTTATCTGGATAATCGAAACATTCTGGCCAGAGCTTAGACTGCCAGCATGGTGCCACCATGGTGCATCTATCTAAGCGCGGAGCAAGCCAGCAAGCCAGCCAGCCAGCCAGAGAGACCAGCCAGCCAGCCAGCCAGAGCAGCCAGAGAGACCAGCCAGAGACCAGACTGGACAGACAGACAGACCAGACGAACGGTCATGCAGACCACTAGACAAGATCAGATCAGGTGCATATAGTTCGTCCCAAGCCAGCACGGATCGCTAGCTACTGACTACCACTGACGATTGAGGTAGGAGGGGAAAGGAAGTAGTTGACAGATGACTACTGACTGACTAGAGTACGCACCACTGGCTAGCAGAGCAGGTAGTGACGGGTGATGGGACTGGCGAGCAGGTAGACTGACTACCATAGGCAAGCTGGAAGTATCACAGGGAGTAGAAGGTAACTTGTAAGGCCGTCAGGCATAGTTACTAACAAAACCACCGACCACAAACCAGTTGACAAAGTAGCCAGTTAGTGTAAAGTGTGAAGCGTCAACCGATGACTTGCACGACTCCCAACTGGGATTAGAGACAAGGGTTGACAAGGTGGTACGAAGTAGGTAACATTAGCACCAACGCAACATGCTCTTTAGTGGTATCCGATGTGACTATCGGCTGGAATGCAAAGCTGGCAGTGTAAGTCCGAATGGCGACTGATCCGGTAGAGTGTGAAGGGCAAGTCACCGTTATGCAACGGCTCGCAACGTATAGCAGCTGGGGACTGGGGAGTCCAGAATAAACACCTGATGCTTGACGAGGGTCTGATGACCAGCACGTCCGCATGATTGAACGGGACTACGCCAACTGCCAAGGTTTGTCCGCTAGTAAATCATACGCCACGACTGCGAGGATACGTCCGCATGAAACCCCGGCCCGAACGGGGAGCAGATTGAGAGTAACGCTCTAAGTCTGTCCGCAGCGCGGTGACTCTTACGACTAGATGTATCCGGCAAGGCTAGCAGATGTGATGCCTTGACTAGATGAATCTAATCAACTGAGGTGTAACATGACTACTACTACTGCGGTTAAAGTACTCGACAAGGCTGCTGATGTAACCAAACTGATCGACTCCATCGAGAGCCGTGGCAAGAAGCTGGCGACCGATATCCATCGGGCTGCTGTGTCCTGTCTCTACCATGCCGACAAGCATGGTGATGTGACTCTGATGCAACGCCTGCTGGTAGCGCTTCCTGACTTCAGCCGTCGCAACGCTCTGATTGCATGGGCTGTCCAGTTTGGCAAGTTCGCTCCGTCTGAAGATGGCAAGAGCGTGGACTATCTCAAGCACGGCGAGACTGATATCGCTTCGGCCAGTGCCATGCCATTCTGGGACTTCAAGCCTGAGAAGCCCTTCACCGTGTTCGATCTGGGCGCTGAGCTGGCCAAGCTTGTGAAGCGTGCTGAGAAGGCTGCGGCTGACGAGCGTAACAGCCTTCCGGCTGAGGAGTTCCGCAAGCTGCGTGAACTGGCTGCGACTGTGAAGCCAGCGGCTAAAGCTGTAGCGTAAGACAGTACTGGTCAAGGGCATTCGACTGCATCTGTATGTTTTCGAGTGCCTTTGCACGGCCACTGTCGGCCTATCAAGGAGAACATCATGGCACGCTCTAACATCGTTGCTCGCAATGCCCTGCTGGCCTACGCCATCGGCATGACTGCTGTAGTAGCATCTGGCGCTGGTATGCTGGGTGCGATGGTGATCGACAAGTATCAATTCCAGCGGACTGAGGCGATGCATATCCCGCTGAGTCAGCCTGCTGTCCGGGCTTTTGACCAGCACTACTCTGACGGCGTGGCCGAGGTGCAAGAGCAGTGCTACCTTGCGCTTGCTGAGGTGGAATCGAGCATGACCGAGGAGGAGGCCGAGCTGATCCCGGCTGAAATCTGGCGCGGTGCATACCAGCGCTGTCTGCTGGACAACGACGCGACCCTGTGAGGTTATCATGGGTGACGTAATACAGCTGTATCCGAAGAAGGTGAAGCGACAGGATTGGTGGGTGTGTCATGTGCCATCGCTGGTCTCTGTTGCTCAAGGTATCCCCGGCAAGAAACGTCTTGCCATATCAATGCTGAGGACTGACAAATGAGAGAGAATGCTTATAGCCCGTTGTATATCGTGGCCTTCAATGGTGCCACTGAGCGTGATGATGTTGCCGCACTCTACCGGGCTGGAGTGGAAGGTGGCTATCGCAAGGTGCGCGGCTGCTACAAGGGTGTGACCGAACGCAGCTGGCTGCTACACGCTGACGACTTCTGCAAGGTCCGTGCGTCTGGCGAGCTGAAGGATCAGGAGTCCGTGTTGTTCCTTGACAATCAGCGCAGTGGCTGGCTGTACACTAACGAGGATGGATTCGTGCATGGGTTTAACACCGTGCACCTCGGAGAATGGAAGGAGGTACACGCCACCCAAGCTGCCAAGCTGGAAGCGTGGACTGAAATTGACGGCAAGTACTACGCCTGTCGGTGAATGAGTCGTGTACCTTGGCGACAAGGTACACCGCTGACTTACTGACAACGTGACGAGGTGTGCTATGAATATCAATCAGAAAGCCAAGCGCGTTGTTGACGCTGGCCTGTTTGCAGAGCGTGTGTTGGGCATTATCGAAGACCTCCCGCAGTACCTGTCCATCGACAAGCTGCGCCAAGCTGGCATTGTGGTGTTGGGAAGCGGTTGCTTTGGTAGTGCGCTGCTGTCTCCGTGTGGTGGCTTTGTCCTGAAGGTGTGCTGGCAAGAGTTCGATGGATACCCTATCTATGCACGGTGGGCGAAGGCGAATCCCGGTCCTCATATCCCGGCCATCTTCTACACTGCGCAGATTGGCAAGACCTTTGTCGCTGCCATGCCACTGCTGGCTGAGCTGAGTACAGATCAGGAGATTGAGGTGCTGGAACAGCGGACGCGTGGTCTGCACAACGCTCCGGATGACGCTGACACCGAGCTGGCTAAGGCAATCCGCCGGGTTAAGTGGGAGCTTGGTGACCTGTGTTCACTAGACATGCACACTGGCAACTTCCTTGCTGACCAGAACGGCACAATCTACATCACCGACCCGTTCAGCGGGTGCAATGATGTGGACTACGCTGTCGCCAAGGTGACAGGTCACGAGTTCAAGCGGCAGGTAGCTGACCAGCTGGAGCTGGACCTGTCACGGGCTGAGGATTATCGTATGACACCACAGGACTACGAAGATCAGGCACTGCTTAACGCCCTGTTGGATGGTGTAGTAGCCAGCGAGCCGACCAGTGTGCTATGTGACTTCTCTAATCTTGAGCAGCGTGTGCTGGCTGGGCTACAGCAGCGGCAAGTAAACATCCACAATCCCTACGCAATGGAGTAATCATGAAGTATCGTAACGGTGACAAGGTTCGGGCTGTGCTCGGACCACACAAGAGCATGAACCCTGACCGTCGCAACGTCGGTCAGGTAGGTGAAGTGCTGGGAGTGGGTGGTGTAGTAGCATCCATGCCCTACTATCAGGTCCGCTTCCCTTGGGGCGAAGACTACATCGACGAGTGCAATCTTGAGGTGCAACATGACTACTGATCCGAAGCAACTGGTACTGGCTGCGTTTGTTGAGCTGCTGCGCAAGGTAGACGAGGGCGATATAGCAGACCTTGACTATGGTATCTGTAACAACATAGACAACATGCTGTGGCGTGACCGCACTAACGACGATGCCTATACAAAGGTGTGGGAGTTCTTCGACAAGGTGACCGAAGAGATATGGCCGCGCTGGCCTAAACACTCTGGTTCTTCTTCCTATCCTATCCCCGGTAGTGCGGATGTTTACTGGTCCCTGCGCGGTCGTTCACACTGGAAGGGAAAGCAAGGCCAGCTGCGGCGTGAGCTGCTGCAATTCACCATCGAACAACTGAGCAAGGAGCAAGACCAATGATTACCCTGATCGAACGTAGCCTCGCTGTACTGACCCGCTTGCTTGACCGTGAGGCCAAGCGTGAACAGCTCAAGCACGAGCGTTGCCTCGCTGCCCTCGACGCAGAGGAGGTGGCATATCGTAAGCGCTTCAGCGAGATCGCTGCTGCCCATGCTGCCAAGCGCAACACACTGGTATCAGAGAACGCTGCGCATGTAGCACGCTGTGCCAAGGCTGACCGCCTTGCTTCCAAGATCAAACAACTGACTGAGGTGTAATGATGAGTGCCAATCCTACTGTTGACCAGCTCCGCCTGTTGAATGCGCTGGTACTGCGTGGCCCTGCTACCACTGGTGATCTGGCTCGTACCATTGCCAAGACTCCACGTGGTGTAGCCCACCTGCTGCTGCCACTGCGGCTGGAAGGTATCGTGTTCAGCACCCGTGCTGTTAACGATTCGCACGTTACATGGGAGCTGACTAACTTCGGAAGGGAGTGGTTAGGTAATAACTATCCGGCTGCGGTCGAGCCTCCTGCTCCTCGCAATGGGTTCATCCTTTGGTGTCCGACCAGCGACAAGGCACCTACTGTCACTTACCCTACGCTGGAGAAGGCGCAGGAAGTACAGAAGATCATGGCGGAGCGTCACCCCGGACAGGTGTTCCGCATCTGTGAGGTGGGCAAGGGTCTGAAGGTAGAGAAACTAACTAAGTATGTGGTGGTGTAACATGGCTATGACACAACAGAAGCGACTCGATCTGGCACGCCGCACTGGTGTGCATCCTATGGTGTACTCACTGCTGCTACGTGCTAAGGGGCTGGATGTTCTTCAGGATGGTGAATGGGTGGATGAGTATACCAAGACCCAACACCCGAGGATTCCTTTGCAGTTGGACGAGACGAGTGCTGGCTATGACTTCCTCGCTCCGACCATCGACGATGTGCATGTCGTGCTGGTGCTGCATGATGTGTACTACCCGATCCCCGGCAACCACCTCAACTTCAAGTCACCATTCAACTGGAGCTAACCATGACTGACCTTCATTCATCAGCTGAGCTGATTGCACACGAGTACATCCGCAAGAACCTCGGAGCTGGCAGCACTGTGCAGTTCGGCCCTGATGCTGCCAATCTATGTGTGGCAGTGACTCCCGGTGTGGTGTACTACATCGAGCAGTCCGAGGAGGACGGGGACTACTACTTCCTCGACGATGAAGGCGAGCCAAGCTATGCCATCAACCCCGATGAGGGTGTGGTGTGGTTCGGCGCACCGACCGATGTGAACGTAGTCCCGTACTGATAGCAGTCCTCTTGCACCTTGGAGACAGGGTGCAAGCTGGCTCACTATCGAGCCGTAACTAAACTGAGGGTAACACAATGGGTATTGCAACTGTAACCACCGCCAACCTGACCGACAACCTGACCGCTGTAGAGAACGCCAACGAGCGCAGCTATGCCCGCACTCGTCAAGGTCGCATCGAAGGTTACGAGCGCAAGATCGCTGAGCTGCAAGCCAAGCTCGAAGAACTCCGCAATGCACCTGAGCCGCAGGCCAAGGCCAAGAAGGTCGAAGTGCAGGTTGAGGTAGGCCAGCAGTACGACTTCGAGTACGGTCGTGGCGACAACAAGGCTGTGTTCAATGGCACCGTGCTGGCTGTGTTCGAGAAGAACGGCTCACGCAAGGTCAAGTTCCTGACCGGCGAGGGTGCTGATGCACAGGTGCTGGAAGTCTTCGGCTCTGCTGTCAAGGGTGACGAGCCGCTGGTTGATATCGAGCAAGACCCGCTCGCTTCCGTCGAGGTCTAATCCATGCACCTGCTCATCGACGGGCAGGTGTGTGTGCCGCAGATGGCGTGGCTCAACCCCGAGCTGCGTCATCATCTGCCCGGCCTCACCAAGCTGGCACAGTTGGTCGAGGCTAGTGGCAACGGTGTGCTACCTGACAGGCTGGACAAGGTAGAGCGGGCTGCTCTCACGTGGTTGCAAAGCCAGAGCGTGATAGCTAGTGGTGTCGGTTATGTGCTGCCACTGTTCAGTGAGGAGTACTGCGACAAGCTGGTGATCGAGGCTGATGCTATGGCAGGGAGCATAGGCTATGAGCCTAACGATCAAGAGGAGGTTGACTACCAGATACCCGAGCTGGTGCTGGAGAATTGCTGCGAGTCTCTGTTCGCTGCGATGTGTGTGTTCAAGCAGCGGGTGCTGGATGTGTACTCGGTGCTGCTGTTCGGCACCAAGGCTGAGGTGGTGCGCTCTGTTCAGTTCGCACGATACGAACCGAAGGGTGTGCGTCATGGTAACTGGCACAAGGATGCTGACTCCGACATAACCTCGGTGGTATCCCTGCAACCAGAAGCATTCGAGGGAGGTGGTACTGACCTGCGACTCAACGCATGGGAGAGTGTCCGTGTCCCAGCTGTACCCAAGGGTAACATCCTGTTCTTCAATGGCAAGCACACACTACATCGTGGCTGTGCAGTAACCAAAGGGAGGAGGGACTTACTGGTATTCTGGACGGAGTACAAGTGATGAGTATTAGCGATGCAATAATCATTGCAATTTTGTTAGCGCTCTACTTCGGTGGGCCGCGAGGAGGACTACGTGAAAGGCGTAAGCTGGACGACAAGTCATGTCATTGGCGACGGCGGAGTACTGATGATCCATGTCACATTCGACAGTAGATTGCTGCGAGTTACATGCCCGGCCACGCCGGAGCGGGTACAGTTCGCAGTCGAGAAGCTCACCCAATTCATCCGAGAGGAGAGAGCCAGTGCGAAGCGCAAAGCGTACTCTGTGCTACATTAAGTGGGCGGCAGTAGCCACTGCTATGACATGGCTGGTGCTACCTTGGTTGATCCTATTGGTGGTATTGATTAAGGAGTAGGTATGCTTGACCCAAGAAGCTGGCTCGATCAAGCACAGGAGCTGGCCGAAGGGAGACGTGCGAGGGTAGGGCATGACTGCGGGCCGGGTGCCTGCATGATTGTCGAGCATAAGGCGGAGGGCTGGTCATCATACTGCCACCGATGCGCCGACAAAGGCTGGGTTCCCAAGCCCATGCCTACCCTCGCTGAGCGCGTGGCCCGCAAGCAGGCCCAGCTGCTCGCTGACAAGGAGATTGAGCGTGACCCTAGGCCACCCTACCCGCCCACGTTTGACGTGCAGCAGTGGCCATTGCAGGCCCGCGTCTGGCTGTTCAAGGCCGGGCTGTTCGTCGAGGATATCGCGGACCTCGGTGCCTACTACCACGAGCCGAGCCGCCGTGTGATCCTGCCGGTGACGAAGGACGGCAAGCTGGTGTACTGGCAGGGCAGGAACGTGGGGCTGTGCGAACTCGGTGCGCCTAAGTACATCAACCCTTCAGTCGATAGAGCTGAGCTGGTAGCAGAGTATGGCACTGGCCCTGAGATCGTACTGACTGAGGACATACTGTCAGCCTACCGTGTGGGCATGGCAACTGAGGCTTGGTCCTTGCTTGGCACCAAGCTACCTACGCCCATACTGGTGAGACTCCTTAACGCCAAGCGTCCCGTCTTCGTGTGGCTGGACGATGACGACCACGGCAACAACCCCGGACAACATGCAGCCGCAGTTATCAAGAGGACTCTGACCAATGTGGGTATACCATGCACGAACATCCGAACCACGAAAGACCCGAAGCTACTGAGCCGGGCTGAGATTAAGGAGGTACTCCGTGTCGCTAGACATAACCTTGCTTGCGGTGATGAAGCATCGCAAGCAGTACACCAAGCTGATCCGCACAGTCAATGATCGTGCGGTGGACTCGAAGACCAAGATTATCCTCGATGACTTCGGCAAGTTCTTCGAGCAGGTGCCTGAGTGTGAAGTGATCCCCTTGACTGGGGCATTCCTTACGTGGTTCACCACGGTGGCACACCGCACGCTCAAGGCTGAGGATGCTGCGGTGTACCGTGCCATGTTCAACCAAGCACAAGAGGAGGTGGACGACACCACTCGTGACATGCTGACAGCCAAGCTGCTCGAAGCTGACCTCGCTGTTGAGGTAGCGGATGCGACTGAGCGGTGGCAGCGAGGCGAGGAGATTGATATCAGTAAGGTGATCCGCTCGATGGTGGATCGCTACGAGACTGACGTCAAGCGCAAGGTCAAGCTCCCATTCGTGGAGATAAACCAAGACCTGTTCGACGAGGACGTACACAACACCGGGTTCACATGGGCATGGGAATGCCTGAACAATACCATGCGCCCGCTGCGTGGTGGTGACTTCATCATCCTAGCTGGCCGACCAGACAAGGGCAAGACTACTGCGGTAGCTCAGCACCTTGCACACATGGCCAAGCAGGTGAAGGATGTGTTCCCCGGACAGACCCGG